ATCAAACTGTGGTAGTATAGAATTATAATTACGAAGCTATTTTTATAAAGGAGATTATCTCCGTTTTCCAAGTCACCTTAAAGAATCAAGACAGTTATCCCAATCTTGGGATGGCTGTCTTTTTTTATATATCTACATACATTTTTGTGTTCCCGTAAGTCCTTCAAGGCTGGGAGAAAGGAGAAACAAGTGAAAACCAAAGTTATCTTCGAGCGCACTGGCAAAAACATGGAGGCTATCCGTGAGGAAGTCATCGTCAACGGCGAAATCACTAAGGATGGTTTTGCTGTAATGATGGCAGCTACCAACGGCGATGGCACATTCGTACCGGCTGTTGTCGGTCTCCATGAGGTGAACGCCGCTGATGAGGCTGTGTATGCGAAGCTGGTCGGCATCGAATTCTGCGAAGCTAATCTCATCGCAACGTGCAGCGCGGACGTCCTCGTGGGGCGTTTCGTGAACGCGAACGGTGCGTGGGACGAGCTGCCCGTCAAGGGTCAGGCGCAGAGTGGTACTGCCCGTGTCGGCATTCCCTTTGTCTACGGACTTTACAACTTCACGCCGGTGCGTAACGGGGTGAACAAGAAGATTTCGTGGTGGATTTCCCGTCAGGGTATCGGCCACGCACTCTACTGCTTCACCTCCAACTACACCGCCGAAATCGGCTATCAGTTCCAGCACATCAGCAGCTATATCTCTATGTTCGAGGCACAGTTCGGCACCATCGACGGTAAGCCGGCGCCCGTACAGACACCTGCTGGTGGACGAAATGCGGATGATACCCGCTTCAAGGTCTACCCCAATGTAGGCCCTGCCTACATCGTCGAGGTTCCCTCTGCCGAGGTCGATAACATCGACGATTGGCTGAGTGAGCATATGGAGAGTGATGCCACCTTTGTGGAGCTGAAAAGCACCGATTCCACCTCCAAAAACACGTCCTCTGACGACAATGCCGACATCCGCGTGCGGGACATCTGCGGCGATAAGTGCCAGTGCCATGTCTACTACGACAAGGCTTCCGGCCAGAACAAGATGCGTTTTTGGCTGAGAGCTGCTTTCCCCCGTCCCGCCGATATGATTGAGGTACGCACGGCGCTGAAAGCGAACTTCGGCAGCGGCGCCGGCACTCACACCTATGATGATGGCTCCTTCGACGTCATCATTCAGAGGTTGGTGCCGTTCGCTTTCTCCAATGCGGATTTTGAGAGCTTCGCAGACAATGCGGTTACACTCATTGAGAATGTTCTGCACGCCAAGGCAACCAGTGTGAGCTGGAACGCCGGCCATTGTGAGAGCGATGATGATGTACTTCTCACTGCGGAAGAGCAGAGCATCGTAAGCCGGCAAGCGTAAGGAGGTGTCTTCAGTGAACACAGTGATTTTTCCTGAGGACGTCGCCAACGCGGTACAGTCGGCTTACCTCCAAACCGAAGACGAGGATGTCAGAAATTTGCTTTTGTCCGTCGGCGCCGAGCTTCTTGATATCTCTCCTGATGAGATGTTTGAGATGATTCGTTGACAGTTGAAAGAAAGGAGAGACAGAAATGACCCTGAAGGAGTTTGTTGAAAAAAACGGTAAAGAGAGATGCGTTAGCAAGATGAGACAGTGGCAGTCTGTTACCATTGGCTTCATCGACGCCGATGGAAAAGACGATGAGACGGAATTCGACGTATACCGCGTGGACACTTCCGCCGGTCTTGAAGAGCTGGCGCAGCTTTTCAACGATTTCTGTGCTGAAAACAATTTCCCCACGAACACGGTGCAGTCGGTTCGTGTGGTGAAGAGCGCGGACGACTACTCTGACCTTGCGTAAATGCTCTGAAAAAAAGAAAGGAGAAAATAATCATGGATTCCAAGAAAAAGACAAACAAGACTCGTTGTAGGGCTTGCCCCGCATCCGGTTTTTGCTCCGATGTCTGCTACAATAGGGATGTTCCTGATGCCACCTGTGCTCATGCCGTGAAGTACGATAAGCTGAATAAGCGTGTCGCTTCGCTGGAGGGACAGGTTGAGACGGTGAAGTTCATGCCGCTGAAGCAGCGAGACGCCGAGCTGGAAAAACTGTGGGATGAGTTCACGGATGTCCCGATGAATCCGGACACCGAGAAGATGGAGGATGCGTTCCTCCACTTCCCCGCCGGCACTCCTCGTGAAGACATCTGGCACTGGTTCGACGAACGCTATTCCAAGGGCATCGCTGCGCTGCTTTACGGTCGTGGCGAGGACAACACAGCTACCATCGCTACTCTGACTTATCGGAACGAGCTGTGCTGCGAGTGCGACTCTGAGTTGTGCGCCTTTGCGGATGCTTCCGGTATTTGCCGTGCTCCGTTCATTACCGGCGCCGCGCCGCGTATCCACGAGGATGGCTGCGACGATTTCTGCAGTAAGTGCGATGCGGGCTGCACGGCCAGCGTCGCAGACAAGACTTCTGAGGCTGGACGGTATATGGTCTTCACGGACAGTCCCTACGTCAGAGACGCTCAGATTTACTGCGGCACCATCGACGAAGATATCTATTCCGAGGAAAACGAGGATAACTGGTACGATACCAGCGGTCCTGTTCTGCTCGTTGACAGAGATTTCAAGACCCTCGATGAGCTGCGGAAAACGGTGATGAACTTCTATCCCGACATGGACCTTTGTACCCTGCGTGCCATTCGGGTCTCAGCGGAAACTGTCTGCCTGTAAGGGAGGTGCCCACAATGGATGCCTTTTTGGAAAAGCTCAAAAAGTCTTTTGTCGAACGTTTTACGTCTTTGATGGAAGACAACGGCGACTCCGTGACGGAAGCTGCGAGGATTATCGGTGTTGCTCCGGAAGCTGTCTCAACGTGGCTGCGTGGGCGTATCGTGCCGAGCATTGATTACTTCGCTAAAATTGCGGATGTTTACAATGTCTCTGTTGATTATCTGCTGGGTCAATCTGAGACCCAGCAGATAAAAGACATCCCCGATGAGGCGGCATATCCGGCTGTTCCCGCACGAGCCTTCTACAACTCGGCACTACAGCTTATGGCAAAACAGAATTCTCTCATTTCCCAACAGAATGCGTTGTTGCAGCAACAGAACGCTATTCTGAAGGCAATGCAGCAGAAGGCCACTGTTGAGAACACATCTCTGCCTTCGACAGATGTGCCTCTTGGTTTGCCATTTTGAGCAGAAAGGAGATTTTATAACCTTGGAGGGGGCTGTTGTTTGCAGCAGTCCTCTCTTTCTATACATAGTCTGTTTGACAGAGAGCGTACAAATGGGCTATAATAGAGTTGAAAATTGAAAGGAGGATACAACTATGGAAGAATTCGTAAAGGGCGTATCCAAAACTTGCCTATATGAAGACCCTCACTGTGACGAAGAGGATGCGGAAATGGACCGTCGGATTTCGTCGGTAGCCTTTGAAGCCTATCAACGGGCAAAAATGAAAGGTATTCCTGTTGCTCGCTATGATGCAGAGAAAAAGTGTGCCTATTTACTGTATCCGGATGGGAGAATCGAGTATGTCAAATGAGAAACAGCGGAAACCTTGCATTATCGTTTTCGCTGGGCCTAACGGGTCAGGTAAAAGCTCACTTACAAGTAGAGTAGATATACTACCCCCGTATATCAACGCAGACGACATCAAAAAAGAAACTGGATGCAGCGATTTGGAAGCGGCACAGAAGGCTGATGCAATGCGCTTACAGTGTGTAGAATGGGGCGAAGATTTTACCTTCGAGACAGTTTTGTCCACGAATAAAAAACTGGAATTTCTAAAATATGCAAAAGAGCATGGGTATTTCATAAAAGGCTTTTTCGTTCTTACGAAAGACGCATCCGTAAACGTACTTCGTGTATGGGAACGTGTTCAATCTGGAGGCCACGACGTACCTGAAGAAAAGATTCGGTCTCGGTACGAAAAGTCTTTGGCAAGGGTTCAGGCCTTTGTTGACCTATGCGACATCTGCCATATTTATGACAACTCCGGCTCTTCAACGGATAGAATATTCAAGAAGGCACATGGCGACACCTATAAATGCAGGGAAAATGCTTTCTGGAGCAAACAGGAAATCTGTGACCTCGTAGGCATCAAAAGCAATAATGTTGGAGAACTTCTGCTTTCCGACTATGAGAAGAAGCTCTGTAATTCACTTAATAGTGCTACTGAGACTGAGGAGGACGTAGATAGAAATGACAAGTAGCCTTGAGGTATTACGCTCTCATGCTATCTACATCAACCCGTCATTCAGCGAAAAGCCTATTAAGATACCTTCACAGATGTATCCGCTGACGGGGACAATGGAAGTGTTTAGCTACGGCAACACACTTCCATTTCCCTCAGGTGTAGAGACCGACACCATTCGACAGGCCTTCGATGCCACGGAGGTCGATGTCGGCTACTGCTATCAGAACACCCAGCGCATTCTGGACGCTCTGGTTGCCGCAGGCGTGAAGAACGCCGTTCCGTATGCCGGCTGGCTCTTCGTAGGCGATGCCGTCCCTACCCACCACAGCTTCATCGTCGTAGATGGCAAGCATATCATCGACCCTCTCATTCGATTCGATAAGATGAATCTGGAAGCCTATGCCAACGAGGATGGAACCAAGACACCGGATTCAATCCGTGGGGCTTTCACGGACGAGGTCATCGAGATGATGAAGCGTCCCCATTCCGAAGTTATGACATTCGGGCAGGCCAGTCCGTTGAACTACTATGTGGCCGCAAAATGCAAGCCTTCAGAGGCGGTGGCGCGGTTCAGAAAGCTCATGACGGCTTTTCCAAAACATCCATCATATCAGAACATCAGACCGGATGGGACAAACAAGACGCAGACGCTCTTCTATGAGAAACAAGGTAAGGATATGTACGCGCCGAAAATCAAAATGAAAGGAAATCTGTGAGTATGGATTATCCTTATATCCGTGCATGGAACAGGCTCATGAACGCCACTTCGGACGTCATCGAAAATGAAGTCGCGGCTGCCCGTAAAGAGAAGGCTCCACCGACTTCAGTTTACAAGCGTAAGGATGGTGTGTGGGAGATTTTCGAGGGAATCGTCCGTGGCGAAACGAAGCAGCAGCTTGCTGAACTTGTAGCAAAGATGGAAAAGCGCTCTAAGAAGTAATTAAAGAGGCCCGAAAGGGCTTCTTTTTTTTTGGCTCTGTAATGATTGACAAAATATCAAACTGTGGTAGTATAGAATTATAATTACGAAGCTATTTTTATAAAGGAGATTATCTCCGTTTTCCAAGTCACCATACGTAAATTCAGACAGTTATCCCGTTTCGGGGATAGCTGTCTTTTTTATATATTTTCATACATTTGTGTTCCCATAAGTCCTTATCATAGGCAGGGAGAAAGGAGAAATTCATGACTGACTATCCTAATGAAATTGCCCGTTTAGACGCACAGCGTCGAAAGAATCACGATGCCACCGCCTATGAGGAGCTTGACAAGGCCTATACCGAATCCGGTCATACCGTGTTCATTATGGCACTCAACGCCCTCATTTCGCTGGGACGTGATACCGTCGCGGCCATGGCGCATCCTGCGGCTATCGCTGCGACTATCCAAGGGAACATCTTTTCCGAGGATTTCAAGCTGGAGGTCGGACGTATCGCACTGATGATGGCAAACGCCGACATCGACGTTCTGTTGGCCGTTATTCAGCGCATAGTCGTCCCCTTCACTGACCCTCAGGGCAAGCGCATCCCGTTCCTGCACCCCAACGGCGACGAGGAGGACGTCTGCCCCGTGTGTGGCGCCGAGGTCGAATATCAGGGCGACCGTGAAATCGACTACAACGATGGTACGGAGGTGAGCTGGGAATGCCCCGTCTGCAAGGCGTTTGGCAAGGCACTGTACCACGACACCTTCCTCCAGCACGATTCTGTGATTGATGGGAATGGTGATTGCGTACACGACCGTGTCTGAGCATTCCCGCACGCTATACTCAAGAAGAAAGGAGAAAGCACCATGACCAAGAACTTCAAGACGGTCGTTGAAGCACTGAACGAGACCGGCTTCTATCTGGCCTTCTGCAATCTTGTCGTAAACAAGATTGTAAGAATCCCCATCAAGAAAATTATCTCCGCTGCGGAGGGAAACATTGATGGCATTTCCAACTGGCTGGAACACGCTGTGAAAGACGCCTGCTCCGCTTTTAATCAGGACGTTACCATCGACGACCGGATTATGAAGATGGAGGGCGAGATTCTGCGTGTCACCCATTTCTGCTTTGACCCCCGCATCCGCGAGGCTTTCAAAGAAATGGGCTATGAGCGCATCTCAGAGGTGTACGAGTCCCGTGGCATCAACATCGAGGACACCGGTATGTTGGAGAAGGTCAAAAGCGTGTTCTGTACCTACGTCTTTCTGCTGAACCAGCAGGATAAGACGCTTGGTATCGACCTCTCCGTTGTCCCTTCTGTGGGTTCCTACAGCATTCGTTTCAACGAGTGCATTCAGGACTCCATCGTATTCAAGGACGAGGCGGCAGCGAAAGCATTTGCCAAGGCAAACGGATTGGAGAAGCCGTTCATTTCCTTCTACAAGATGACTGCTTATTGGCAGCCCCTTGAGGAAGGAGATGCGGTGTGAGCACTTCTCAAACCACTTCCCTGCCGCTTGCTGCTGTCCGCATTAAAAATGCACGGCTGTCTCTGGAACTATCTCAGAGTCAGCTTGCAGAAAGGTGTGAGGTGACTCCACAGACCATCTACAAGTATGAGTCTGGGCGAGTGGAGAATATCCCCCTGAAGACTTTGGAACGCTTCGCCGAGGTACTGGGCGTCTCCCCTGCTTATCTGGCGGGCTGGACGAACTCACCTGCCGGCACCAGCGTTCTGGATATTCAGGTACGAGGAGCCACTCTGCTCTGTGCCACCTGCCCCATCTGCGGAAGCCTGAAGTTCGGCCCGAAGCACGGAAGTGCCTATGGACCCGAAGCCCGTTGCTCCGACTGCGGTACAACATTCCGTCTCGATGCCGACCAGTTTCCTCTGAAGACTGTTCGGCTTGGTATGTCACTGCTGGCCTGAGCGCCAGCTTTTTGAAAGAAAGGAGAAAAAACATGACTATCACCCGTAATATTCCGATTCCCGACCCCAAGGCCACTATCACTTTCGAAATCGAGCTGACCCGCAGCGAGCTGGAGACCGCGTATCGTGAACAGGAGCGATACTACCGGCTGATGGATGCGGAAGGCCAGCTCTGCACATATCTGGGTTTCGATGTCAGTGACTTCGACCCCGATAACGAGGACGACGCCGAGAAGCTGGAGAGCTTCAAGGAAAAGTTCGGTGACACTGAGCCGGCATCTCTGGTCGATGAGGAGTCTCCGAACTATGTGCTGAACGATATCGTCGCTCAGTTCGAGCACGATGCTGACTGCAACAATGACGTGAACTCCACGTGGCAGAACGCCGTCGAGAAAGTGCTGAACATCCTGCAGGCGCGTCTCAACTACGAGGCGGTCAGCGGCGGTGATGAGGCATGAGTATTCTGAGATTCCCTGACAAGCGTTATCTCAAGAATGCCATTTGCGGCACTGTCACGTTGCTGCCCATTGCGGTGGTAGACCCGAAACCTTGTGTTGTCTCTGCGAGGCTGTACCCGCATCGCTATGATGGTGCGGCACTGTATCGTTATATCGTAGTGGATGCGGAGAACATCGGCATTATCTACGATGACGCGCAGGGGTACGGGTACAAGAACGCTGAGGCCGCAAAACGAGCGTTTTCACACAAGTATCGCGGAATGTATCCCTTTAACTATGTGTGGCCTCCCGTGCGGGAAGCCGAATTTTACGAATAACACAGAAGCCCCTGCGTCCTCTCTTTTTGGAGAGGACGCGGGGCTGAAAGGAGAAAAAACTATGATAAGGACTGTTGAGATGCCTATTTTGCATCGTGAAATCGCGGAGTTCCTCGACCCTCGCATCCATGAGGCTGCGCCGGGAACTCCGTCGTTTGCACTGCATGGTTTTCGCATCGACGACCGCGAGTATGTGATGGACTGCCTGCCCACCGTGGGACTCATGGTGGGCTACCGCATCGTCGAGACCGGTGAACTGGTTTCAGCGCTGCAGTTCGACAAGGGTGTTTCTGAGGAAAAACAGATTTTCCATGCGTTGCTGTTTGCACCTTGTGCGAAATATCTGGCGACGAAAAACTGCGTGTCTTCCCTGCCTGACGGGTCGTATGGTGATATTGAGTGCTTCTATATCATCTACAAAAACCCTGAGGCACGATGCTGGCTGCCTCGCTGTGAGACTCCTGTCATCGGGGCCGGCAATGCCGAGCAGCGATTCACGACAGAAGTGCGGCTGAATACGATGGATGGCTTTGTAAGCTATCTGTATTTCGATTTCACAACCCGTGGCTCTTGCGGTACAAACTTCTTCAACTCCGTCTGCGAGAACGTCCAGCGTATGCTGCGTGAGGATTGGGACGCTCTGGCTGCCACCGTACCCGCCGTTTCTTACGATGCGGGAAGTGAAATTCTGTCCATCCCCTTCTCGAATGTAAATGGCGATTATACGCTGATGGATTTCGAGAAGAAGTGGGCAGGGGCGCATGAGCTCACCTCACTGGTCACGTCGATTCGGCTGGTCAAAAACGACATCACACTGTATAAAGACAGTCGTTTCGATGCGCCGGAAGTGGAGGTCGTCCATGAGTAAGAAGGCTGATGACCGCGTATACAAAGTCAAAATCCAGCGGCCAATCTTTCCTCCCGATGCTCCGTTTCTGGCAATGAGCGAGTGCGGCTGCATCCAGCCGACACTTCTTCAGGCAACACCGGAGCTGAAGGGCCTGCTTGGGGAAAGGCTGAAGGTGTATTGTGATTGCAAAATCGTGGACACAAAACTTGTCATCCTGCGGGAACGCACGGGCGACAACTGGTGAAAGGAGAAAGATATGGGACGTAAAGCAACTCGTTCCGCCGAAGAAATAGCCAAGGCAAAACGGGATATGTTCATCAGAACCGCCGAAAAGCGTGTCGGACGTATTCTGGACGGTCTGGATATGCTGGAGTGCCTGTCTACCCGTTATAGCGGGTACTACACTGAGGAACAGGTCAATGCCATGTTCAGTGCCATCCGCAAGAAGGTGGATGAAGCCGAGAAGAGCTTCCGGACGAACGGGAAAACAAAGCTGTTTTCCTTTTCCGATGAATCCACTTCCTGCGGAGAGTTCAACCTCGAAGCCGGCGAGCGCATCGGTATCTCGTTGAAGGTCATCAATGACTGCAATATGAGCGTAGCACCCAATAAGCTGGAAGTTGAGACCTTCCCTGACGGCAGCGAACCGACTTACTATGAGCTATTCAACAGCGAAGGTATGCTTTGCTGCTGTGATGGCGAGGTCGTCACTGTGGTACGCACCGGCGTCGATAAAAATGGCGTCGAAGCTGCGTGGTTGTATGCCACTGACTCCAACGGTGAGACTGGGCCTGAGTTTTCTCTGCCCATTGAAGCTCTGAAGGTCGGCGTGTTCCGCTGAAAAAGGAAAGGAGAAAAAGAATGAATCATTTTTGCTACAACTCTCTATTCGGGTTTTCTGAGAAGAAGCTGAAAAAAATGGAAGACAACCACCGTATCGTAGTGGATGGCGACCTCATCGACTCTGCAAAGGCATACGAAGACATTATGCAGAGTGATGTTTTCAGGCATATATCATGCCGATTCGTCCCGGAGGGCGATGTAAAAAATAAGAGGGGCATCAGAATATACGATAACGTTTTTCGGGCCTATGTAAAGGAACGCGGCTACGTGCTGCCTACTTCCGAGGCGAGCGACGTTTTCTTTGCCGAGGCTGAGAAGGGCGTTGTCGTGAATGTGACTGCCACGGAACTGGCGGAGCGCTATATTCGTGAACGGCTGCATCAGACCAAGGAAAAGCTCATTCCTTTGTCTATGCTTGAGCTTCACCTCCTGCTGGTCATGGGCATCTGCAGCATAAAGGACGGCAAGCCGTTTGGCAAGGACGGGAAGTGGCTGAATGGCTACATCAATGTCTACAATGCTGCGACCTTCCCTGATTTGGTTTGCTACATCACCGGCAAGGATTGCAGAGTGGCGCCGTTTGCCTCGTACACATGGAACGAAATTCTCGCCGTGTGTGAAGGCAACAACAATCTGGCTGTTCGGGTATTCAACGCGCTTCGGGAGGATGCGACACACTCATGGACTCCTGAGGGAGTCGTTGCTTTCTTCACCGATTTAGGCATGGAGGACAGTGCCGGTGAGGATGACGACGAGGACAACCTCATCCACGTGGAGAAGCACTACGAGGTCTCTGACGGTCTGGCGAAGGCACTCGGTTACAAGGGCGACCTGTTCACCATGGACGTTGCGGATTTCAACCGTGTCTCTTCGCGGCTGGGGAACCTGCACTGCCTCGTCGAAGCCATCCCTGAAATCATCCATGACAGAGACTTCAGCCGGTTTTCTTCCATGAGCATGAACGGCTACTGGAACGTGCTTCTGAATTTGGCGCTGACCAATCTCATTGAGGACCTGCGTATCCATGCTATTGCACGTAACTCCGATACTGGCGTTGTCATTGATGTCGATGGCAAGAAGCAGGAAGTCACTGGCGGCAAGAATACCTCCAAGGAGGAGTCATCGGAAAGTGAAGCCTTCTGGGACTTCAAGACCATTTGGCTGTACTGCCGAACGGCTGATTTTGCCAAGTCAAAGGACCGTGAGATGTTGCGGACTCTTTGGGACAATATGGTTGAGGACCAGCACATCGTTCCAAAGAGCGCTGAGTACAAGCTGCTGCTTGTTAAGCTCTGGGGCATCTTGAATGCCGAAGAAACCGATGGACATATCACTGCCGGCAATCGCCCCACTCTTATCCGCAATCGTTTTTTCGGATTCTGGGATGATTTTGCCAAGTTCATGGGTGAGCATCTTTCCTGAAAACTTTTCACAGCAAAGCACTGATTTTTCCACTAAGAAAAGCTCCTTCGGGGGCTTTTCTTTTTTTCTCAATTTTTGCTGAATTTGAAAGAAAGAAAACGCTCGAAAATGGCTTGGTTATGCGGTTTTCATGGACTATGTTTGTTCCTGTTCTCCCGACTAAAATCTCAAATTTTTATTCGGTTTTTCCCGACTAAAGTTTAGTTCTTATAACTCTGATTTCCCGACTAAAATTGCAATTTGAAAATTCGGAAATCCCGACTAAAATCAAAAAACAGTGCAAATGTAATAAACGCAATTTGGTGCCTAAAATGATTGACAAAATATCAAACTGTGGTAGTATAGAATTATAATTACGAAGCTATTTTTATAAAGGAGATTATCTCCGTTTTCCAAGTCACCACATAAATTCAGACAGTTATCCCAATCTTGGGGTAGCTGTCTTTTTTTATATATTTATTGCATTTTTCGACAACAAAGAAAGGAGAAACACCATGAAGTACAAGAAGCTCACCAAACATGAGCGAGACACGCACCCGTCCATTCACTGTACGGGCAGCGTGCGCGGCATGAAGGAACGTGGGTTGTGGGACAAGGATGCCGAGTGTGTTCGCTGCGGCAACCACATCTACAACCTGTCCGTTACCATCCCGCCCTACCCTGCTGATGGCTGCTGATGCAATCGACTTCAAAAGAAAGGAGAAATTATTATGAATACATCTACGCTGCATTTCATCGACTGCACTCTGTCCACGTATCGGAACGAGCTGCTGTTCAACCCTTCCAACAAGATGCCTGCCCGTGAGGTCAACGACGCACTGAGCAAGCTACTGGAGCTGCCGGAGGTCTGCGGTAAGGTGCGCGATACCCTGACCACCCACCTGAACGACCGGCGTGGCTATGCCCGTGATTTGAGCAAGCCCGCGCCCACTGTCGCCGAGGTGATTACGTCCATGGAGTTCGCACTGGGTGCCGCATATGCGGCAGCAATGAAGAAGAGAGGTGAGCAGAAGTGAGTAAGCATCGTTGGACTATCGAGGAACTGAAGAACGTCAATGACGCTCAGTTCGCTATGGCGATTCTGATGGAACGCCGCAGTGAGTTATCGAATCCCTACACCCCGTTCGCACAGCGCCTTACCAGCGTCATCAATACGCTGACGGACATGGCTGTGGATGGCGGGCTGACAGACGAAGAAAGGAGTAAGAACAATGGCCGCTGAAATGAGACTTTACCGCGTAACGGTTATCGGCAGCAATGCCGAAAGGAAGCGCGGAAAAGTGGTGGAAGAGGTCACAGTCAAGGTCGGAACCAAGTGGCTGACGGACGATAACGGTCGGCGTTACTACAAGGTGCCGCTTGAGGACGCAAACCGAAACCTCTACTTCCAGCTCAACACCATGTACTGCATGGACTACCGGCTGTATCAGACAGAGCAGGCCGCCAAGGATTACCTTCGGCAAGCGGAACTGCGTGTGGCGCTTTGCAAGGCGGTGAGCAATTTCGGCTTCAACGCTCCCCTGCCTGTGCTGGAGAAGGTCATGGATACGCTGAAATACACCCCGTTCGCACAGCGTCTCACCAGCGTCTTCAATACGCTGACGGACATGGCTGTGGATGGCGGGTTGACGGACGAAGAAAGGAGCAAGAACAATGGCTGTTGAGATGAGACTCTACCGCGTGCCTATTATCGGTAGTAATGCCGAACGGCGGCACGGAAAGGTGGTGGATGAGGTCACGGTCAAGGTTGGAACCAAGTGGCTGACAGACAATAGAGACTGTCGATACTACAAGGCTCCTTCCGAAGATGCGAACAGAAATCCCTATTTCCAGCAGAACTCCATGTACTGGAGTACAGATTACCGGCTGTATCAGACGGAACAGGCTGCCAAGGACTATCACCATCAGGCGGAATTGCTCATAGCTCTTCGCAGAGCCGTTGGCGACTTCGGCTTCAACGCCCCGTTGACCGTGCTGGAGAAGGTCATGGACACTCTCAAGGAAGGCGGATGCTTGAAATGAGTACAAAAATCTTTGACGCTTGGCGTATCAACTCTACCGACATCGGGGAGTTGGTCAAGCTCGGCAATGAGATTCGGGAAGTGCAGCAGAAGTCCTTCGTGGACGCTGTCTACAACTCGCTCGATTTCTGCCAGCTCGCTATCATCTTCGCCAAAAGGTCTGTAGAGAATGTCGAGGAACTCAGGCCTGTTTTTGCGTCAATCGCCGCGAACGTCGTTCACAAGTGTGTTCTGATGTACGACTGGACGCCGTCTTTCACGATGACGGATAACGCCAAAAGCTCTGCGGAACAGATTCTGCAGAAGGAGGCTCAGAAACGGAAGATTTCATTGACAGTAGAGCAGAAGAAAAATTTGCTCGACGTTATCACTGAAATCTACGAAATCGTCTCCCGTGATTGGCAGGCGTCACTGCTGTTCCTCAGGGGCGATAATGGCAGTACCTACATGAAAGGGTTCAATCTCACCAGAGAAGCGACCCATTTCATCGACTCCCAATATCCCCGCTTTGAGTACACCGACCAGACGGAGATGAATATTTCAGACTTCAACGAGTACACACGGCAGTACATTGACGCTGCAAAGACGGAAGAAGAACGCTATGAGAGGCTCTTGGAGGCCCAGCACGAACGTGGAGAACTGTGGGACAAAGCATTCGCAGGCCAAAGTGTATGGCGCGATGCCGGTCTCTCCATCTCCCTTGTGCCGGCACAGCTTCAGGAACAGTTCGTGGCTATTCATTCCATCTGCAAAAAGGTGTTCGGTGTCGAAGCCTGACGAAAAAAAGAAAGGAGAAAAATCATGGAGAATAACCAAAAAAACGCTGCGGAGGTCAAGACCAGCGTCCCTGACCTGATTCCGTCCAACTACCGCGAAAAGGCAGAAGCACTGGGCTGGGTCATCGACGAGGACAAGGTCTGTGGTGTGTTCACGTTCAGGCAGTGGTCGCCTGCCGGCGAGGACTATTCCTTCGACCTGTACGCCGACGATGACTTCTGCGACGGTGTGGCTGCTGCGGTGCGCCGTGTCTACGATGACTTTGACATCGACGAACACGTTGGACTGTTCGCAGAGGCTTCTATGAGAGGTGAGTCCGGCGTTCCGAAGCTGTCGATTCTTGTCGATGACGCTAAGGAAATCGACGAGATGCTTCTCACGCTCGCCGAAGCGTTTGAAGACATCGAATCTGATACATCAGAGCGGGAGCAGAAGGCATATACCCGCTGCTGCCCCAACTGTGGTGGCGTATCTTTCTCTGGTCATCAGGTCCTCCACATTGATGTGTTGGTTGACATCGAAACGGGAGATTTCCTCGGAAATATCAACGACGAAATCGAATCTAACATCTACGAGTCGTCTGACCCCTACGGTCCATATCACTGCATGACCTGCGGATTTGAATGCGACAACCTTTCCGAGCTGGAAAAGAGCGAGGTGGAGTAACTCTAATGTCGATTATTCTTTACTTCGCACTGACCATTCTCGTGATGTGCGGCATATTCCTTGGCATAAGGAGACTGGACACACAGGACCTCTTGCCGCCAATCATCTGCAGCGTTTCTGTGGGCGTTATTATGGTGGAACTGTTCGCCCTTGTTCGGTGGTATTAACGGAGGTGAAGGACGTGTTCAAAATGCTGACGAACCCCTTGTTTATAGCCTATGTCGTTCTTATCATCGCCGCAATGGTCGTCTCAGTCATAGCCGCAAAAAAATCAGACCAGCCAGAAATGCTTCCGGCTGCCTTTGGTACTATTGCGCTCACCATCGTTTTGGTTATTGTAGCGGTCATAACCGGTTAAATTAAAGCCAGCGGGAGGGGCGCTCTGCCTCTCCCCTGCTTAAAAAAGAAAAGGAAGGAGATATTCGAATGGCATACAGCATTGCTGAAATCGCGGCCATCAAAGCGGAGTATCCCGCAGGCACAAGAATCAGACTGAAACACATGGACGAAAGCAAGTTTCCTGTGGCAGACGGCACGACCGGTAAAGTCACTTATGTGGACGATAACGGCCAGATTCATATGCGTTGGGATAATGGCCGCACGCTGCCGCTCGTTCCGGGCGTCGATGATTTCGACAAAATCTGAGCTGTTTTTTTCAAAAAGAAAGGAGAAAAATTATGGGTAATACATCTATCGGAGCCGCTGCATCTTTCTGCAACGAGAACACGCTGGTCAAGGTCTACCGCTATAATCCTAAGTACGACAGGTTCGAGACGACCTTCGTTCCTTTCAAGGACATCCGCAAGAGCGATTCTGTGAGCGTCTTTGCCAGTGATGGGCACGAGATGCACTTTTCCGTTCTCACAAATGCTTCTTTTAAGAAGGACGAGCGATACGGGAACGAGTGCGGTTGGTCTGTGAAAGTCACTGAGGACGGCGGCAAGACGGAGATGGTTCTTCGTCCCACCGATTTCGCGCCCTACATCATCAGCCTTTCCGTTACCGACGAAGGAGAGTGGCGCGGCTGCCGGCTGCTTTTCGAAAGCGTCCTCAACGACACCGAAGCTATCGTCAACAATATGCGGGCGCGATTCGAGCCGCGTGTTGCGCCGGAAAACACCTGCGGGCGGCATTCCGACACAGTTGCGGCCATGGCGAAGAGAGACCTTACTCGTGAGTGGACGGAGCAGTTCGGCTTCCGGCTCATTTCGGACAGCGTAAACTTCGCCCAGTGCAGTGTGAAGGACATTCTCTCTGATAAGTTCTTCAATCCCCCTGCCATGGAGTTGACGTTCTTCGCCTATTCCGACGGCGAGTATTCAGCGTCCCCCCTGTTCTTTGCCAAACTGCCCGATTTGGGCGAACGGTACAACAAGCCTGAGGGACGTGCTGCAATCGCAGAACTGCTGCAGAAGCTGGATGAGATGTACGGCGACCTGCCTGAAGACACAACAAAATGGGCTCTGGAGTATCAGCTTTGGGCTCGTATGCTGCTGGCAGAAGGTGCGGTCATGCTGAATCCGAAGCACCTCGACCTCCCCGACTGCGCCTACGAATTCAAAACGCTGGCTTTCGGTAATAAAATGCTGAAAGACAGCGGTGACGGTATTGCGTGGGCAAAGGCTGTCAAAACACCTATCAGCGTAATCGCCGAGGCGTGGGAGAATGACATGAGCGAGTCCGGCGATGAGGCTTTTACCTGCATCGTGACGGGCTGAAAGGAGAAAAACATATGGATATGCCGATTTCGAACAAGCGAAAGCTGCACTGCGACGAGAACGTACTGGTCCACATTGTGCGCTACTGCCATGATACGGATGACGCAGATGGCGACGGCGTCAGAGAGGTGGAAATGTACGTCCCCTTCAAGCACATTTGCAAGGGCGATGCCATTGATATTCCTGATAAGGACACCGACGATGCCTTCAGAACAACCGCCTATGCTGCGGAAGACGCTTCGTACAACGAGGCTAAGGCGGGTGGTTGGTTTGTGCCGGTCGCCTGCACTGGGCAGAAAGATTACATTCTGAAGCCCGACGATTTCGCACCTTGGCTCGTGACACTGAGCGTTGTGTTCACGAACGGGTCGTCCTGCAAGCTCTTTTTCGAGTGCGTGGAACGAAGCGAAGAGAAGCTGCGGGCAAACATCCGCAGAATCTTTGACGATGTGCCGACGCTGCGGCATGAGATGGGCTTCGTTGCCCTCGTCCGCCATATGGCATGGAAGTACCTCACACCGGAAAGAACGGAGCCTCTCGGCTTCAGATTCCTTTCGGATGATGTCGTCTGGAGCAACTGCAAAGTGAAGGACATCCTTCCTGACCGGTTCTTCGCGGCGGCTGACATGAAGCTGACGTTTTACGCCTATGCGGAAGATGAGTATTCTGGGAATCCTCTGTTCTTTGCAAAGCTGCCGTATCTCGGTACGCATCACGGACATCCTGAAGGTTGTGTGATTTGCGCTTCCATCCTGCGGAAACTGGATGAGCTGTATGGCGACCTGCCGACGGAAACGTCCCGTTGGTCGCTGGAATACCAGCTCTGGGCGCGTATGCTGCTCTCTGAGGGAGCAGTTATGCTCAATCCGAAGTACATTGACTTGCGCCAAGACGGTGCGCTTGATGCGCTTCTGGAGGACATTCCGATGATTGATGGTTTCGCCGATGACGTCGCTTGGCGTCGTGTGGCAGGTGTACCCATCGACGAAATCCATGAAGTGTGGGATGCGAGTTCGGATGATGGTGTCGCTCCGTTCACCTATACCGTCCGAGCAAAAATCCTTTGATTCTTTCGCTTCAAGACAAACCACATTTTTTCAAAAGAAGCTCCTTCGGGAGCTTCTTTTTTTGCGCCAAAAGGAATTGACAAAATATCAAACTGTGGTAGTATAGAATTATAATTACGAAGCTATTTTTATAAAGGAGATTATCTCCGTTTTCAAGTCACCACAAAGAATCAAGACAGTTACTTCCCTTTTCTGGGAAGTGACTGTCTTTTTCTATATATAACATTTTTTGGATTCCCGTAAGTCCTTATTACAGGCTGGGAGAAAGGAGAAAAAGACCATGGCAAATTGTGTACTCTTCAGAAGTAAGAAAGGGTTCGACATCAGTACCCTCCCCTTCGGGCTGAACCAAATGCCTAACCGCAGCACGACGACGTTCTCCAAGTGGAATGCGCCGCAGAGACCGTCTATGAAGGGGCAATCTACGCTGCACGCCTATGCAACCAGAGCATTTCTGGCATATCTGGGTATCCCCGGCTTTGTTGAGGACTATGCTCTGCTGCAGGTCTCTGACAATCTGTGGAGTGCTGAGTTCCGCGACAACTCTACCGGCACGACCGTGAAGACGCTGCTGTTCACTTATAAGACGGTGTTCCAGACCAATGCGCCTTCTGTCGGTAAACTGGGTGCCGCCGTGACGATGCCTTCCGGCCAGTGGGCGGGTACTCCGTCTATCGGTTCTGAGTCTGACGACATCGACCTCAGCGGCGCTATGCTGGCAATGACACCCCAAGTCCTGTCCCTCTACTACGAGGCACCGGAGTTGGCTGTCGTGGATGACAACTCGGAACTCAAGACCGTCCGTGACGAGATTCTCGCCCTGTGCGCCAAGTACCCCGCTGATTGGGGCGCTCACATGGTGGAAGCATCTACCGCCTTCAACTATCTGTATATCTTCAGTGATATGTTCTACTATGGCTGTGAGACGGGCAAAGTCCCGCTGAACGTCCAGAACGGGAACATGGATACGTTGACGCGGCAGAAGGTCAACAACGGCGCTTTCAACGGCACCATCATTGTCGGCACACCTACCATCATCGGTGGCACAATGGCCGCCAACAGCACCTCAAGCTCTACCAAGGGCATGACCGTGAAGGCTGCCAAGCTCAGATACGCAGCGTGGGCTGACGCACACCCGTGGACGCCCGACGAGGAACTGCTGATTCCCACCTTCGATGATGACTTCAAGGTTCAGCCTGAGGTTATCGAGATGGCCGACAAAATCGTCGCTACGTCCAATATGCGCGTACCCTTCCGCAACTTCCTGTGGCGCGGCATTACCGGTTACGGTAAGTCTACCGGCACGAAGGTTCTGGCGTGCATCCTGCACACTCCTCGGCTGGAGCTGACCTGCCATACCGATATGCTGGCGAAGGACCTGATTTCTGAGTTCGTCCCCTGCAATCCCGTGGATGCGGCGCGTGGAGAACTTCCCACGTTCGATGAGATTTCCTTCGACCCCGAATCCGCGTGGACGACCATGACGGGCGAGGATGGCACGGGCATCACATCTGAGGAATGCTTCGCAAAGTATTCTGAGCTGTTGGTTGCCCGCGCCGGCTGCACTTCCCCTGTGAAGGTGGTCGAGTCCGCTTTCGTGAAAGCCGTTTCTCGCGGTTACATCTGCGAGATTCAGGAAATCAGCCGTATCAAGGACTCCGGCGTTATGGTCGCACTGAACCAGTACGACCTGCCGGGTGCTATGATTCCGCTGGTGGACGGCGGTTTCACGTATCGTCAGAAGGATGCCGTTGTGGTATTCACGGATAACGTCGGCTATGCTTCCTGCCGCCCCATCGACCAGTCTGTTATTCGGCGTTGCCGGATGATTTTCGACAGCACTGAAATCGAAAAGCAGGCTATGCTGGAGCGCATCAAGTACAACACCGGCTGGAGCCGTGACGACAAGACGCTGAACGCTCTGTACGACGTGTTCGAGCAGATTCGGAGCTACTGCGCCGACAAGGAAATCACGGAAGGTTCCTGCACTATTTGCGAGCTGGAGTCTCTCGTCTGCTGTGTGCAGTGTGACGACAGATACATGGCTCATTTGGAAGATTACATTGACACGTGCCTCATCGCCAAATGCACGAATGACCCCGTCGAGCAGAACGAGATTCGTTCCAATGCGGCGCAGGTCATCAGCAAGGTGGCGTAGGCTTGTCCTGAAAGGAGAAGAGAGGCATGGAGCCTCTTTTCTTGCTTTCAGGACCGAAAGCAAGAAAGGAGAAAACATCATGACTCACAACTATGAGAACGCCAAGTTCTTTAATCACGAGAGCTATAAGGCGCTTTGCGCTAAGGTCGGTGAGTGCATCAAAAACGGCGTCCAGTACGCTGATAAGATGCTCGACAACATCGAACGGCGCTGCGCCGGTGCTTTCCTCGACTATGTGACGACCGTTGATATGAGCGAAACTCGCATCATCATCGCCCATAATCGTCTCGAAGGCGAAGACCTCATCGACACGCTGCAGACTATCGACGCGGGACGCCGGTCGGCACACGAGGCAGCTATGGCTGGATGCAGCATTCTCAACCGAATGGCTGTCGCCAACGGTATTGACCCCGTGTTCACTGGCAATCCTGAAGACCGTTTGCAGGTGGCAGATTTCTGCCTTGAGTTTACCGTTGAGATTTTCAAGAACCGGCACAAGTGAATTTAGAAAGGAGAAATGACGCATGGACCAGAAATCTATCTGGAGGCAAATCCGTGTGGGTGCCAATGAAATGAGCGAGAAGCTCACGGATGCTGACATCTACACCAGTGAAGCGTTTCGGAGTCATGTGCAGGCGACGGTCGATTCGATGACGAAGGACCTTGACAAGCACATCTCCGTTTCTCTGATGCATAACCCAAACTCAGACATCACCGCCTGTACTGATGGGAATAATCTTTATCAGAATACGGCGAATAGTGTCATCACGTGGTATAAGCTCCCCTCCTCACGATTCGCAACGGTTATGGGTATCGTCTATCACGAGTTGGCCCACATCCGATTCCACGACTTCCGCGCCGATGCGCTGGCAGACAAGGAATTGGAAGAGAACGGCACACTCTACGGACGGATGCCTGAACCGGACGACGAGACAGAACTGGATGAGATGAAGGAGGCGCTGAAGCATCCTGAATACCGCAAGGTGTTCAAGTCGCTGCGGGACGAACTCGTCAACTGCATCATCGACGCACACGACGAGGAGCGTATGAGCGACTACTACGGCGGCATTGTTGCACGTGGTATTGAGATGGCAGCATCTTCCCTTCAGGGACAGCTTCACACGCTGGAAGGCTATACGAATAACAAGAATGAGCCTCTGTCTATCATGACAAGCCTCGTTCTCCAGTTCGCACGATTTGGTGAAATCCTTGTTGCGGATGAGCAGACGCTCTATACCAATGAGTACGCCAAGAAGCTGACAGACATCTCACAGGCCATTGAGCTTGCCACCAACACGGATAACCCTAAAGAGCTGTATGCTCAAATCAATGTGATGCTTCTCTTTATGTGGCCTTACATCAAGGACGCAATAGATAAGTGTGACAAGCAGCAGAATGCTCAGGCAGGCCAAGGCCAGCAGGGGCAAGGTCAGCAGTCCGGCTCCGACCAGAACGGTCAGGGTGGGCAGCAGGGCCAGTCCTCTTCCGGCGGCAACTCCGGCGGCGGTCAAAACAGCCAGAACCAGCAGGGCGGCGGAGGTGTCTCCCAGCCCAGCGCAAATGCCATTCAGCAGGTGCTCCAGCAAATCGCTCAGGGCGCACAGAATGGCGGCGGCTCTCAGATGCCCAAGAACCAGAAGGCTTCCAACGTAGCCAAGCAAGCTACCAAGGATGCTCAGTCTGCTGGTAAGAAAAAGGGCAAGAAGGGCGGCAGCGGTTCCGGCGGTAATGATGCCAATAAGGGCAACGTTCCCGCTGCTGTGGCTGGTAAGAACGGCGATGGAAAGGATAAGAATGAGAAGCAGGAGCAAGCTGACAATATGTTGGCAAATGTCCTGCAGACCATCATCTCCTCCGTTGCAGGCGACATGGCCGAAGCCCAGATGGAACAGGATTTGAAGTCACAAATCATCGCTGATGTTGACATCATGGACCGCAGCTCCACGCACAAGGGTCATAAAATCGACGTCAAACGCGAGGTTGAAGTAACACCCGCAAACATCAAGCTCTACGGAGAAATGATGGAGGATGTGAAACAGTATTCCAAGCGTTTGGCGAAGCTGATGCAGCAGGAACTGAAAGACCTGCAAGATGGCGATGTCCGCAGAAATCGGATGTACGGTAGGGATATCGTAGCCAATGATATGTGGCGTCCCGACTGCCGGTACTTCAGCGACACCAAGCTGCCGCAGGACCTGCCTGACATGGCCGTGGCTGTTCTCGTTGACCAGTCCGGCTCCATGTGCGGACAGCGCATGGGCGCCGCTATGAAGGCCACCATGCTCCTGCATGACTTTGCAGAGCGTGTTCATGTTCCTGTCGCTGTGTACGGTCACAATGTGACCATGCATGGTAGGGTCAACCTGTTCGTCTATACGGACTTCCTGAAGGCTGGTAAGCGTGACAAGTATCGCCTTGCCAAGCTCTCCACCGGAGGCTGTAACCGTGACGGTGCAGCGCTGGAGGTCGTTGCGAACCTGCTGAATGCGAGACCTGAGCGCACGAAGCTCCTCATTATCATTTCGGATGGCAAGCCGAATGATGATTCCTATGGTGGAGATTCTGCGGCGAAGGACATCAAAGACATCGTAGCCCGCAATCGCCGGCGCGGTGTTGAGATTGTTGCAGCAGCTATCGGCGACGACAAAGCGTACCTCAAGAAGATTTACGGCGACCAGTTCCTTGACATTACTGACCTTTCCACCTTCCCCAAGGCAATGGTCAAAATCGTCAAGAAGCGGTTGAAGGTCTAACAACAATTAAAGAGCCACCCTTCGGGGTGGCTCTCTTTGAAAGGAGATAATGCTATGGATTTAGGTTACATTGCTCCCTGCCCCGTGTGTGGTGGCAAAATCAAGCTGTATTCCCACTGTGGCAAGCCCGATTGTAAGGCTGTATGTCAGAGTTGCAAAAAGGGGTTTCCGTTCCACGCAAACCTGAAGACCTATGCCGGCACCAAAATCTACGCCAGCAGTATCAGGAAGAGTGTGCGGATGTGGAACAACACGGTTTCCAAGGAAGTTCTTGCTGATGTTGTTCTTTAAGCCCATTTGCTGCAGGAAGGAGTTGATTTTCTGCATATAAAGATGTATAATAATGTGCAGAAAGGAACTGGTGTTATGAGAAAGTTTGATTATTCTTTCCTCGATACCGGGCTGCTTCCTGCAAGCCTTGTGAACATCACGAGCAAAATCTACTCTCTTCGGACTGAAGCCGGCTTCCGCAAGCAGGAGTTTGGAAAAATCTTCACTGAACTGGAATCCATTGCGCGAGTTCAGTCAGTAAAGAGCTCCAACGCCATTGAGGGCATCGTGACCAGCGACAAGCGCATTGCGGAAATCGTAAACCACAGCAGTGCGCCTCTGAACCATGATGAGGCGGAAATTGCCGGATACAGAGATGCGCTCAACGCTGTGCATTCAGGATATGAGTACCTGTCCTTCGGCGTTCGTGACATTCTGCAGCTTCATGAAACCATGATGGCAGTCGCAGGCGACGAGCACGGTGGACAGTACAAAACGGATGACAATGTGATTCTGGAAGTCGCGGCGGATGGCACGCGGCGTGTGAGGTTTCGTCCCACACCTGCGGCAGAGACACCGGCTGCTATGGAGCAACTGGAACTGGCCTATTTGGATGCCTGTTCCAACTCCAATATCAGCCAGCTTCTTCTTATTCCCTGCGTTATTTTGGACTTCCTTTGTATCCATCCATTCCGTGACGGCAACGGCAGAATGTCGAGGTTGCTCTCCCTTCTGCTGCTCTACAAAAACGGCTTCGATGTAGGAAAGTACATTTCTTTCGAGGAACAAATCAACCATCACAAGGCGTATTATTACGACGCACTGGAGCAATCCTCGAAGGGCTGGATGGAGAACAACAACGACTATGCGCCATTTATTCAAAACTTCTTGTCCATACTGTATCAGTGCTATAAGGAGTTGGATAAGCGGTTTGCAGTCGTCAATGGGAAGAAAATCACGAAGATGACGCGAATCGAAGCTACGGTACTTGGCAGCCTGATGCCAATTTCCAAAGCGGAGATATGCGCCATTCATCCTGATGTCAGCCCGTCCACCGTGGAGGCTGTGCTTGGACGCATGGTGAAGGAAGGGAGCATTAAACGTATCGGAATGTCCAAGAAGGCACGATATGTAAGAGCCTGATTAAAGTCTATTAAGACAAGAAAGGAGAAAGCACAATGACAGCCAAGCTGAAAAGTGATGCGCTGAGAGTTGTCAAGAGACTCCGCTGCTACGGCACGGACGCTGAAGACAACTTCGGCTGTGGCGATAAGCGGTGCAAGTACCGAGATGTGGACGGTGCCTGCAACATTAACAGCCTTGAAGCTGATGCTGCCGAAGTGATAGAGAAATTGTTGAAGGAGGTTGAAAAGTTTGAACATCGCTGATGTGGTGATGAAATCCCGCAATGTCGAATCGTTCAGCAACCTCCTCCCTGCTGCGTCTGTCACATCAGAGAAAGCAAAGGCGATTGCCAGTCGGAACGGCTATATGGCGCTCTATACAGCCGATGAACTGCGGAAGAAGTTTCATCTGACCGACGACATCATTGAGAACCTCTACTATGGCTGCGGCTTCACCCCGTTCTATTACTGGGATAAGGATAAGGTCATATTCCCCTGCCACAGTCTCACAATGGCAGCCGACGGCGAGGATAAAACACCTGAAATCCGAGGGGCTGTTGAGCAACTGAAGGAGAAAATTGCTTCAGGCAACTGTAGTTTCATCATCACGGCACTCAACGACCGGATGCGGATAGAGTATCTGAAGAAGCTCGTTGATGAGGGCTTTGATGGCGCGTACAAACTGTTCTATGATGTCTACCCTTTTTCCGATTACGGATGCTCCGCACTTGGACGGGACGGCATACTGAAGCTCAAGAGCATGAAAACACCGGAACAGATTCAGGCAACGGAGAAGGGGCTCAAGAAGTATCCCGACACCCTGACGGTCTACCGTGGCGCCGGCGATGAAAGCGCAAGTCTGGAGGAGGCATTCTCTTGGACGCTGGACCCTGCCGTGGCCGTGTTCTTCGCCACACGCTTCCCGTCTGACAATGCGAAGGTATTTCGGGCTACAGTCGAAAAAGCCTCTGTCATTGAGTATTTCGAAGGCGTGGAGGCTGAAATTATCGTATCTCCTGATGACATCAAGGAGGTTGAAGACTTTCCCCTCTATGGTATCGACTGGCTCAATGAGGCCGTGGATGACGGCGCGATAGATGACTTCTGGCTCTATCAGAGGACTGCCGACTATGATGCCGTTCCGTTCCAAATGGCAAGCAAACTACACGGAAAGGCTCATGCTGGCCGTGTCCTGTTCATGTGTATGCTGCTGGCATATATGAAGGGTCTGGACTTGGAAGACAAGGAAATTCTGATTGAGGCTGCACTGTATCACGACACAGGCAGACGTAGCGATTCCGAGGATAATACCCACGGTGGCGAGAGTGCAAGGATGCTGCAGGAAGCATATCCTGATACGGACCCCATCACACTGTTTCTGATGGAGTATCACTGCCGTCCCGATAAGGAAGGCTATGAGTTCATCGAGAAACATTGGTTGGATAAGCAAGATGCACTGCGCGTCAAAACCCTCTTTGATATTTTCAAAGACGCCGATGGTCTTGACCGCGTGCGGCTCGGTAATTATGAGTTGGATATGTTCCAGCTTCGTACCGAAGAAGCTCGCAAGCTGCCGCAAATCGCAAAAATAACTGAAGACCAACTGAAATTCTAAACTGAAAGCACCTCTCGAAAGAGAGGTGCTTTTTTTGTTATGTTACTTTCAAGTTGCAACTAACTTGCGACCAAAATACGCAAATACGCAAAGTCGCAACTGGATTTAACTAATTGATTTGCAAACTATAGTTTGCACTTAGCTTTCGGTGTTTGTAAATTGCAGAGGTGTGCGGGAAATGAAAATATATGGCATATTGTGGTGAGAACCAGCGGGAACACAATATGTTGTGGAAAACTGTGTGGAAGAAGTGGAAAAGCGGCCCTACCAGATGCAGAGCCGCCTTTGCTTATTTTTTGGTTGTGGCGCCGACGGGGTCGATAAATCGCGTCGCCCACTCCTCCTTGCCGCAGCGAGGACAAGGGCGGTGCCAGTCATACATGAGGTGCCCGTCCACATCCACCTTGTCGGTCAGCGGAGCTACCTGTCCACAGGCAGTACAGAAGACGATGTAGCGGCGGTCTGCGCCTGCACGCTGCTTGCCGGCGGCCATTAAGATGCCTCCTCAACAGCGCTGACCAGCGGACGCTCATCCAATATACCGACAACTGTACGCAGAGGCTCAGAACCGCCAAAAGCAGCAACGATGTGCTTCAAAGCACTCTCAGGAACGGAGAAGCTGTCCGAGGCACAGATGCCAACGGTCTTACCCTTCTTTGTGTCCACTGTCACGAAATCTCCGGTATGGAGCGCACAACCGTCAGGGACGGAGAACAGGAAGGTCTGCGGGCATTTGGGGTGCTTGATGATGACGACATTGCTCATAATTTAATCCTCCTTATCCAATTCAACGCCGCAATGGATGCAGCGGTTCAATTTGATGGCACACTCAGGGCAAAGTGTGTCTGCAGGTGTGTTGGAACAGATAATGAACTTGCCGCATTCGAGACAATGGCTTTCAGAAAATGCGTGAAGAACGATGCGATTGAAGCATTTGGCGCAATGCTTGTATGTCAGCCGTGAGGTTACGGTAGTTGCAGCTTCCATTTAGGATACCTCCTTCTGGGTGAACCAGCTCAAGAATTTCGATACGTTGCGGGAATGGAGACTATGGACATCCTCGGCGAGCTTCCACTCGGACAGGTCTACCATCCAAGAGGGGTGCTCCGCCGTAAAGCCGGGGCAAGCATGGTCGATGTGCTCTTTTTCGGATGCCTCGCGCTGGCGGATGTGCTGCAGAGCCACGTTCAGGTACTTGATACCATAGGCGTAATCCACGCACTTACCTCCGATAATCCATCCACCGAGGTTCTTGGTATTGATGGCGTAAGTCAGCCACTCGGAGTTCATAAAAGCGAGATTGATGTATTCGTCGCGGAATACCTCAAAATTGGAACGGGCGCGTTTCTTGCCCTCGTCATCATACCAACGGCGATTTATGGACTCGCCCTTCTCCACAGACACGAAGAAATGCGGCTTAGTCTCCATGACAGTTTCAATGATTTCGGCGTCGTCGCCGAGATTACTGCCATCGCCATATGTGGCATAGCGAATGCCATTAAAGAGATAATAGGTACGCTGCTCCGGTGCATCATACTCCACCAGATTGATGGGATAGATGGCGCAGTCAGAAACGGAACAGTCGTGGGTGCGGTTGCGGTCTCCCCTGCCACGGTCATTCCAGTAAGGCCTATACCTGTATTCTCTCTCCGGAGTCAAAGAAAGGACGGTCAAGATACTATCACCCTTCTTTGCATCAGGCTTGTTGCATCGCTCCACGATGTCTACAAAGCTGCCGTATCGGTTGTCGGTCAACCAGCGGTCAGCCATGGAAAACACGACATACTCGGAGGATTTGGAGATTTTGACGCCAGCCGGAAGAGAAAGGATGTTGGAGCTATCCACCACGCCCTGCAGAATATTGAACAGAAAGATGCGGGATACCATCTCCACGACCATGCTGCGGGCCTGTGTACGCTCTTCCTTCACACGCTGTTTGCGCTGGTGCTCATCCTCCTGACCGATATATTCCGTATTCACACGGAAATCCTTGGGGTTCACATCCATGATGAAATCGTCCGTTACATGAACTTCCTCAGGGTCAGTCCAGCCTATATAGACGTTCTCGCCATTACGAATGACAATACCGATGGTGTTACCGTGATAGATATTGTAGCTGTCCAGCATATTGCTCCACGTCTCATGACCAAAGAAGTGCTTGCCAGTCTTGCTGAGGCGAACCAGCGCAACACACTTCTCGCTGGGAGCAAAGGTATCCAGCGCAACAGGAGACGCTGCGAGAAACTCCTCGAAATACTTCAGCTTGCTTTCTTTCATGTTGTAAATGGAAGCAAGACGCCCCATCTCTTCATCGAGAAAACGGAGCTTCTGAAACAGGACGACCGGTTCCTTTTCCGGTGCGTTCCGTCCAGTGCGGATACGGGTAAAGTTGATTGTCTCACCCATGTAGCAGCGGATAGCATAAATCTGAGATTCCAACAGGTAAATCTGATTGTTCATCATTTCTACCTGTTCCTCCAGAGCCTCGCGTTTGGCGGACAGCTCTGCCATCAGTTTGTCCTTTTTCTGCTCCAAGGCTGCCATGGCACGCTCGACCTCTTCCTTGAGGGCGCGAAGTTCTTCGCTGGTGCCATTTCTCGTTGCCTCAATATCGGCCTTGAGCGAGTTCAGCTCCGCCTCACGGTCGGACAGACCTTCACGTACTTGAGAGACAGAAAGAGCCTCAGGCACGGATGCCGGCAGCGTCGATGAAGCTCCATGCGTTGCGAGGGCTCGCATCTCGCCCACGGACATTTCGGAATAGTCCTTGACCGGCACATACTCCGCCACCAGAGAGTCCGGCTGGTAGAGAAAGAATCTGCGGCTGCCGAGACCAACGACCATACCGATGCCCTTATAATTGCTATATACGTTGGCGGGCTGCTCATAGGTCTTGCAGTAGTCGATGAACTCAGAAAGGTTCTTGAGATAGTCCTCAATGTGTTTCCGCCACCATCTCTCATTGGTGTCACTATCTCGTGAGAGACTGGACAGGTCTGTGAGTCCAGAAAAGAGCGTTGCATCGTCTCTGTCATTCTCTCTGATAATGCGAGTTTCTTCCTGTCGGGCCTTTTCAAAGCGCCATTCACGGCTTCTCGCTGCCCACTCATTCTTGTACGCCTCGATGTCATTGAAGCGCACCGTCCCCAAAATGGTGTTCTTCATTGTCCTTTCACCTCTTTTTTTGACTACCCTTTTTTGATTTTAAGTTTTGCAGTAGCGGATAAAGTCCTGCGCCGAGAACGGCAGGTTATCGTATCCGCAGTCCTTCAAATAACGGGAAACAACAGCAGAGCTCATACTGATACGTCCATCACCAGATGCCTTCATATGTTGCAAGCAGATGTCAGCATAACCATCTACCACATCAAGGTGCTCCAGACACCACTTCTCTACGCGGCGTTTGCGGGCCGCCAGAGACCGCTGTTCGGGATGCGGCATCTTCTTATAGGTGTACGCCTTTGCCGCCTTCTCGCGGCTCGTGTAGCCGAAACCTTGGGCATCATCCAGTACCGCACCGGTCTTGGGTTGTATGACAATGTAGCGCGGCTCATATTCTGAGGAAAGTTCCCGCGAATATACAACTTTGAAATAGTCTGCCATTCATAAGTCACCTGCCATTCCACCGATTTTTGTACGCTTGCTCATGTTCGGATATTCAACCTTTTGTGCGCTTTGTATGGCAAGTTCCTGCTTCTACGACGGAGTTCGTCTCCGCAGGCGTTAATTCCGGTTGTACCATCCGTACTTCTTTATGTGTGCAATCATTGCACACATTTTCCGAAATCCCTTTCTTACGAGGGATAACCATGTTATTTTGGTGTCTTATACACCGGCCAATATGCACGCAGTTTGGTATACAATCCTGTTATTTCAGAGCCTCATACACCCGACACAGGCATATTCAGTTCCCTGAAGTGCTGGCACTACCTCTCACATGATTAACCAGCCAACAAAGTCTTCCTGTTTCACCGACGGACATCCATCTCCACAGGCGTAAATTCCGGTTATACCGTCCGTACTCGTTTTTGTGGCGGAGAGAGTGGGATTCGAACCCACGGATGCTTTCACATCGCCGGATTTCAAGACCGGTGCTTTCGACCACTCAGCCATCTCTCCGTATGACCCGCCGCAGGGAGTGCCTACGGCGGGATATTGTGTTTACTCAGCGTCGCCCGAAGAGGTAGCGGTAGACTCAACACTGGAAGTAGATGCGGGAACTGCGACCTTACCACCGACAAAGCCGGCCAGCAGGCTCCGCAGGTCGATACCCAGACCGTTCAGCATACCGTTGGAAACCTGAGTGGTAGAAGAAACGATGTCCTCAATCAGCTTTGTGCTGTTACCCTCGCCGTACATGGTGATGGAGTCCACGTTGGAGAGAGGTGCAGCCACGTTCTTGGCGATTTCGGGCAGTGCGTTCATAATCATCTCGACCACTGCGGCCTCACCATACTTCTTCATGGCCTCAGCCTTACGGTCGATACCCTCCGCTTCGGCCAGAGCCTTGGCCTTGATAGTCTCGGCTTCTGCGGCACCAACGGCCTTGATACCTTCGGCAATCTGCTCCTGCTCAAAGCGCTTGGCCTCGGCTTCCTGTTTACGGGCGTACAGCTCTGCTTCGGCCTTCTTTTCGGCAGCATACTTATCAGCATCCGCCTTCTTGCGGATATCGGCATCAAGCCGACGCTCCTGCAGCGTGATTTCACGCTCGGCCAGTTCTGCTTCCTTTTCACGCTTCGCAATATCGGCATCGGTAGAAGCAATATCAAGGCTCCGGCGCTGCTTCTGTTCCTCAATTCTATAGGCAGCATCGGCGGCAGCCTTCTTGATGTCGGAGGTCTCCTTCAGCTCGGCCTGCTTCACAGCCAGCTCGGTCTGCCGAATAGAAATCTGCGTATCGGATGCGACCTGAGCCTCGTTCGCCTGACGCGCTGCTTCCGCCTGAGCAATCTGGATATCGCGCTCCGCTTCAGCCTTGGCGATAGAAGCATTTTTCTGGATTTGACTCATATTATCCTGACCCAGAGCATTGATGAGGCCCTTCTCGTCAGTCACACGCTGGATGTTGCAGGAGATAATCTCGATACCCAACGCATTCATGTCAACCTGCGCCTTTGACTGGATTTCATCACCGAATTTCTTGCGGTCATTGCAGATTTCCTTGAGCGTTATAGTACCGATAATCTCTCTCATGTTTCCCTGAAGAGAGTCCGAAATCGCTTGCTCGAAACCACGGGCATCAGTGATGTTTAGGAAGTTCCGCATAGCCAGCTTGATGCCCTCATCATCAGTCCGGACACGGACCTTGGCGACAGCATCCACGTCAACACCGATAAAGTCCAGTGTGGGGATGTAGCCATCGGATTTGATGTCCACGGAAATCTGACGGACAATCAGCTTATCGACACGCTCCAGAAACGGAACGCGGACACCGGCACGGCCAATGAGAATTTTGGGCTTCTTACGAAGACCAGAGATAATATACGCCATATCGGGCGGCGCCTTGATGTACCCCAAAATACAGATGATGAGGACCGCAATCACAATAATTGCGGGGACGAGAACAGCTTTGTTCCCAAAAATCAGGTCAAACATAGTTCTTTCTCCTTTGTTCTATTTTTTTAATTAGCGGAGTATTCCGCGTCCGCCCAGTTTAGGCCGGTGCCGTAATCAATCTTGACACCGGGCTGCACATTATAGCAAAACACACAGAACTCAATGGTATCATCTTCCACAGAAAGGGCTTCCATCAAGACACCGTTCGCTACAAGGTTGTCGCCTTCAAAAACGGGAGTCACACGATACAGAACGTGGTTGTTTGTTTCGTGAACATAATCAGCAATCTCGTTCTCAAACGGCAGCATACCAGTTACATTGAGGTAGCGGGTTCCGGTGATGAGGTTCTTGACGTTGGCATTCTCGCCGGTGAGCTGATAGCCCAGAAGGTGACAGCGATTGTAGAGGTACTTGCCATCCACGCAGTCGTATTTGTTCAGGTGCCAGCCTGACGGCTTCACTGAACCGATAGACCCGCGCTCCTCCGTAGGCATCAGCTCTTGGCACACATTTGCGTAGGCCGGCCCGCAGCGTCCGAGGTCATCCAAGTCGGTGAACAGCTCGAAAGGCTCGGTGGTGATGTCGTCCTCGGTGAAGTACGGCACATTACCATTCACGACGGTATACGGCTCTCCGCTGAATGACTCTATGTCGTCCAGCGAGAACTCCGTCGAATACCCTGTCTGGATACTCTCCTGCGTATCGCTATACGGAGGGTTGGTGTCGGGAGTGGAGGTGTTCGTAAGCTGAGGAATCAGCTTCGCACCATAGAACACCGCGATTGCTACCAAGAAGGCAAGCAAACCGCGAACGACATTCATATTTGTCTGTTTCTTCTTCGGTTTCTTAGCCATGATGCCAAAAATTTCCTTTCTTAAAAGATTGTTTTTACAGTTTGACTATAACACGAACATAAAAAAATGTCAAGTCAATGTGAGCCAAATTGCTTGACAATATGTTCGAATGTGGTAATATAGAATATGTAATAAGTGCAGGTAATAAGGGCATTTGGGGAATGTTGCCCACAACGTCACCTGCAAGCGGAGGTGCTTTTTTATGCTTGAAAAACTTGTCAAAATATTTGAAATTGTAAGGGACTGGGTTCTTGCGCTTACGCCTTCGCAAATTGTGAGTCTGCTGGTTCTGATTGCCGCCCTGTATGTGGCACGTAAGGTCGTCAGGAAGGGACTGTCTATTGCACTGACCATCGTTGCAGTGCTGGCTGGTCTGTATTTCCTCGTACCCAGCATCTTCTATACAATCATCGGCTGGCTCACCACAATTTTCTAAACTTCAACCAACTACTGAAAGGACAATTACTATGAGCAGCTATGAAAAATTTAAGACGGTGTGGACCGTAGGCAACATCATCGTTATCTACCTCCTCAATGCATTCATTTTGAAGAAGGCGGGGTATCCCATCTGGGCTGGCTTCACGCCGATTTACAACATCTTCTGCCTTTTCTATTCCACTTACGGACATACCCGTTACGTATGGCTGATGCTGGTGCCTATCGTCAACATCGTCCTTACCATCGTAACGTGGGTGAAGTTCGTATCCATGTTTGGTGTGGACTATCAGGGGTTTACCAGCTATCACAGACCGAAAATGGTGTTCTGGATGGCTCTGTTCCCTGCTATCGTCTATGCGATTTTGGCTTTTGACCCCACAGAGTACAAAGGCCCCTACCCCGGCCCTGACCCCTTTAAGAAAAATCCTATTCCCGCCGCTGACAACAACGGTGGTGCGAATATGTAAAACCACAGAAAGAAAGGAAGTAGATACCCGTGGCACGAGATAACACGTGGACTTTCACTGCAGAGGAAGTTGCACAAATCACCAAGTTGCCCAAGCGTCAGTTCAAGCTGGGCGCCGGCAACATCTGCACCGGATATTTCGATGATGCCAACAGTCGCTTCTATGAGTGCGACGATAACGGTAAGCTGACCGGACGTGTAGGCAGCGCAAAGAAGCAGACGACCATCGTTGTACCCGCAACCAATGGAGGAGATGACCCGCCCCCTGTTCCCCCTGAAAAGAAGGAACCTCCCAAGAAAGAGCCCGCAAAGAAGCCTGAACCTCCGAAGCCTGAACCGACACCTCCCCCCTCAGGTACGGCTGACGCTCCCGACTGGCGGGAGCTGAAGCGGCAGGAGGAGGAACGCCTGAAAGCCGAGAAGCAGCGGGAACGTGAGGAAAAGAAAAAGCGCAAGCCCGTCGTGTCCGCCAGTGATGCTGCTGGAACCAGTATGGTGCCTGTAAGCCCGTTCAAGCGGTTTATGAAAAAGGTCGTCCTGCCCATCGTGGCCGTGGTCGCCTGCGGCGCTATTGCTTTCTGTGTATATTCCATTCTGGCAAACCGCTCTACGCCCATCGGTTATCAGTACCCCACAGTGCTTCAGCGTTCCGATGGTACGACTGTTACCACGTCTTACGTACACGGCGACAGTGTTCAGGTCATTCAGGTCACGGACGATGTCCTGCCGGGGACGCAGTTCTCCAAGGACAATCTGGCCGTGGCTACCATTCCCGCTGACGTCTACAACTGTGCTGTAGCTATCGGCTCCAAGTTGTGCAACGTGGATATGGCGAACACAGTCGTAGGAAAGTATGCCACCGAGTACATCGGCGCAGGTCAAATCCTTCGTATCGACCAGTTCAGCGTCAACAGCACTACAGGAGCTTCCGTTGCTGCAAATCCTTGGCTGGCTGAGGATGGCGAGGATGTCCGCGATTACCTGTGGGAAGATGATACCAGCTTCCTGATGTTCGGTCGTGAGGCGGTCATCACTATCACCCGCACTGTGGACGATAACAACGCCGCTCTCCGCGAGGAGCTGTATGCAGATGACCCCACTATCGAGTACACCATCAGCGAGAAAGACGAGCATAATCGTCGGCATGAGACCATCAAGCTGAACGCTGTTGTCAGTGACCTCTTGAACTCCGACGGCACCCTGTTGTATGATGTATACGCCAAGTTGGGTGCTATCCCGCAGGGCGAACTGAGCCAGTATGTGAAGAACCATGTCAGTGTTGCAAAGATGGTTCCCACCATCGTGCGCTTCCGCATGACAGAGAAGGCTGCCACCGTGTATGATGCAGCAATGGTCACGGGCGCTGATGTGACGCTCACCAGCGGCACAGTAACGACCGTGGAGCTGCTGGAGGAACTGGAAGCCAACACTCCCGAACGTGCCGCACAGCTCAACATCTGCCAGTTCGTAGACCGTATCCTCTGCGGAGATAACACCGTACAGAACACTGACCCTGTGCAGTAAAAGTTTTGAGGAGGACAAAAACATGAAAAAGTATCTTGTCTTGGTGCTGGCTGCGCTGATGCTGCTGACTATCGCCGGCTGCGGAAAGAAGAACGGAGACAATCCCGCTGACGACCCGAAGTACAATCTGGAAAATCCAGAACCTATTCCCGATGGTATGGAGGATACCAAGGGCTATATCGGTGATGGAAAGTACCGCAACGACGTGAAGCTGACCTGCACCCTGCAGTCTGGCTACGAGGTCACGCTGGGCATGGGCGACAAGGACGCAGGTTCCAACGCCGTCTACCTGAACCCCACCTGTTCCAACCCCAACGGCGCGGTTTTCTATATCGAAGCCGAGCGCATGATGTTCCCTCAGTATTCTACCCCGATGGAACTCGCCACTGTTAAGCTGGCCGACTTCCCCGCCATGGATACCAACAGCATCGTTGCTTTCCAGTGGTATGAAGACATCATGGGTGTGGATGCCGTCTATCACGACGTAGATAACTACGGCGTGGCATGGCAGGACTCCAGCCTTGTGGATGGCGACTCCGGTTCTGAAACGCTGACCATCAAGGTCTGCGATAAGGTTACTGGCGAAGAGCTGGGAACAGTCGTTGCCCACATCGACTATGATGCTGAGAATGACATCTACTTCCTCGCCGATATGAGCGAGGTCATCGAAAACGCCGACGGTGCTGTTGACACCACAGTTCCTGCGACATAAAAAAGAAAGGAGAACAAATATGCCCGCTATTATCAGTGATTCCAAGCAGCAGCAGGCACTTCAGCAGGTCATGGATGGCCTGAAAGCTGTTTCCGACATCAATACTATGCTGGATATTGCCGCGAAGGATAACGCCTTTACAGTGTCCGCAAAGAGCCGCAAGAAGCCCACAATCGTCGTTGATGAACAGGCTGCCACCCGTATTCAGGGCGCTATTAAGGCGTACCGCGATAAGATGGTCAAGAAGATTCGTGATACAGCCGACAAACAGCGTATTGCTTTGTCCGATGAGGACGAGGCAATCCTCGACTGGGGCGTTGGTACTTCCGCAGCAGAACCCGTCGAGGACACCGCCGAGGCTTCCGATGCCGATGAGGACGATACCGCTGACGGCGAATCCGCAGAGGAAATCGCGGAAGCCGATGAACCTACAGGGACTCCCGAAAACGCCAATCCCTACACACTGTATTAAGCCAAATCGGAAGCCCTCGCCTATCGGCGGGGGCTTTTCTTTTATATGCTGAAGAAAGCCGGCCCTTTAGGGCCGGCTGTTTAGTTATCACGAGAGTTCAGTTCCGCTTTGACTTCCTCGGTATCCTTGGCATCCGCAGGAACGTAAATTTCCTGATAGGCCAGAAGGCGCGTAGCATCTTTGGCGCGGACGTAGATGGTATATTTGAAGCCGGGGAACAGGTCTTTGTTCTTCCGGTCAGGAAGATTGAACACATGAGCTTCCTGTTCCTCGTCCTCTCCAGTTACAAAGATGACTTCCTTGCTGTCACGCGGCCAATTCCGCGACCGCACAGAACGGCACGTAGCCACATGGCAGATGATGTCGCCGTTTTCCCATTCTGTTCGCAGATGCAGTGCGGTGTAGACCACATATGCTGCCAGCAGAAGAATGGCACAGGCAAAAGGAATCATGGATGCAAAGTGTGTTTTTTGAAGGACGAGGGTCGCAATCAGAATGACTACAATAGCTCCAGCCATCAACAGGCCTTTGGTCGTCATCTGCTGCAGAGCTGCGGGATAAGGGCGTTCTTCGTCGAGGTGCTCGTCATAATTGCACACGGAGTTTTTGTCGGACATTATGCATCACCTCCAATACGAGACCGCGAGGGTGCGATACGGCGTCCGCGATAGAACAGACGGGTATTCGCTTCACGACCAGTCACGGAGCCAATGACCAAGGCCATTTCCTCAGGAGTAGCCATTCCATTTGCCATGTTGCAGGATGCAAACGCAACCGCCATCATCTTCTCCACAGGAACGTCGATAACCGCCGCAACTGCCTTTGCACGGGACTGGGGCATCTCCTTATAGGGGTATGTGGAGAACAAATACTGAGCAAGGCCCTGCACGCCTGCAAGCTGCTCCAGATAATCCAGCGTGACTCCCTCCTTGTTCAGATAATCCGCAATGAGGGGATATCCTTCGCTGAAATACCATGAGTGAGCGCCACGAATGTTGTTGCAGAGCATCGTAACATCGGACAGGGAAATTCCAGTTGCCTCCGCAGCAGAGGTGACAGATGAATCTTTGTTGGTGGCAAAGTAACTGATGACAGCACGTACCTGCTCCTCATCCAGAACAGGACGGGGATATCGCCTTGCCTTCTCGTTGGGAAAGGGAATTTTCTGCAGGTGCAGATACACCTGCTGGCGAGAGATGTTGAGATTTTCGGCAATCTCCTGAACAGAGTAGCCGTTCCACCTCATAAGACCTACATAGGTCGCCATGCGCTCGCCCCACTGCACGTTTTCTGACTTACGTGTATCATTTGTTGACTCACACAAATCTAATCGCCTCCTTGAAAAAATCGCCGGACTCGTAGACAAAACTGACAGTACAGAGAATGGCAACACACGCCAAAATGAACGAGAAAGTATGTCCAGATGCACCATCGGTCTTGATGCCGAAAATCCAGAAGCGGTGGGAAATCGGCCAAAGAAGAGGAACGCCGGCTTTGTTGAAAAGGTCGAGCAAGATATGAGTTGCTCCACCAATTACAAACGCGAGGATATAGGGCAGCCATTCAATGCCCAGAAACAGCCTCAGGGCTGCGTACAAGGCCGCCCAAATGAAAGGAGCATGAGTGATACCCCTATGCCCAAAGAGGGCGTTTACGGCAGCGGAGACGGGTTTATTCTTACGCCCCGCCTTGCTGCACGGAAGGTCGATGTCAGGCGCGAGAGAACCTGCCATGGACAGACCAACCACTCCGAGGGCCGGAAGCAATCCCTCCGGTGCCGGAAGCTCGAACAGTCCGTTGATTTGTGCCTGCACAAGCAGCAGGCCAGCCGTGTAACCGGCAAAAGTATGGGTTCGCCCGTCCATAGTTCACCTCCTATAAAAGTGGACGGGGTACAGCACAATAACAAGAATCTTGTTATTCCTATCGAAAATTGCAGAAAAATAACAAGCATCTTGAACAAATGTTCTGGCGAATTTTTGTTAATTGGAACACTTGTACTATACCACAAAGTATGATAGAATGTCAATCACGATATGACGATACCGCATTGATAGGAACGCAGATTACCTACGACCGGAACGCCGGCCACGAGAGCTGCTGCGCGATGTGCTGCGGCTACCGGAACGGCTGCCGCTGCCAGAACGCGAGGACGTACCTGCAGGCTTGGTATTGTTGAACTGAAGCGTGAAGTTCGGTCCCCAATCGCTGCGCTGGCTATCATCCATCACGAGGTCTGCGGCGAACGTGCCGCCGTCCTTCTTGGTCAGCTTCGTCTTGTGGACGGGCTTGCCGTCGAGAAAGTTCTTGACATCCTTCTCGGTAAAGGTAATGTGCTGGAACAGTGAAGGTTTGGGCTTCTTCCAGATGGTAAACTTACAACCGTTCTTCCAGTTGGAGCAACCGAAGCCAATCTTTCCTTCGATGATGTTCCCGCCACAGCGGGGACACACACCAATCGGTGTATAGCCCTTTCGAGTAGGGATAATGCTGGGGTCAACTTTCGGATGCGGCTGCTGCAAGAAATCCTTGAGCATAGCGAGAACGTTCTGTTCCAGCTTTTCCGGTGTTGCCTTCCCCTCATGTATCTCTTCCTGAATGACCCACCACAAAGCGGTAAGGTCAGGACCACGAAGAGCGTCAGGGAGAATGCGATACAGCTCGCGTCCGAGAGGTGTCGAGATAAGGGACTTCCCTTTCTCCTGTAAGAAACCTCTGGAGATAAGTCCGGAGATTATCTGGTCGCGGGTAGCACTGGTTCCAATGGCGCCGTTATTTTCCTCCACGTCAGCATCCTTCTTGAGAAGCGTGCTTTTGATGAAAGGGTCGGTCACATATTTGGCGATACGGCTCATGTCCTTTGCCAATGTGTACTGGGTATAGCGAGGAGGCGGATTGGTCTCCTTCTCCAAAACCTGAGCATCGGAAACAAAGGCGTCGTAGCTGCCGGCAGGTATCATACTCAATGCCGTAGGTGTATCAACACCCTCGCGCATCATCACCAGATAACCGGGCTTCAGGACGCCAGTGCTGGAAGCCTCCAATGTGGCGCCGTCCGGCAGGGGAACGGCCAGCTTTGTAGTTTCCTTCTCGGCAGGCGGGAAAAACTGGATAAGGTAATACTTGCAGATTGCAAGATATACGTTCCGTTCCCTCTCTGTCATCTTATTGAGGTCGAGGCTCACATTCTGGGGGATGATACCGAAATGGGCTTCAATTTTGGAGTCATCAAAGCAGCGGCCCTTCGTCTTGAAATCCATGCCTTGAATGGGATTGAAGTTGCCCTTCCCTACCGTGTTGATGTTTGCGATGACAGTACGGGACGTGGCAGGTGCTTCCGCGAAGTAGTTTTCGGGGAGGTAGCGCACCTGAGTACGGTTGTAGGTAATGGCGTTATAGTTATCACGCAAGGACTGTGTGATTTCCATTGTGTCATCCAGCTTATAGCCAAAATTCTTCAGGCAGTAGCCCTGCAGCTCCAGCATATCGAATGGCAGAGGCGGCTGCTCCTTGGAGACCTTCTTCGTGATGGTCGCTCCGGAGAACTGCTTTCCCGCAACCATCGCAGCCTTGCTCTCTGCGTAAGGCTTATCCAAGATAAGCCCGTCGGTCAGATGAGGGTCATCCTTCTTCGGCTTGTACTTTGCTTCAATGACTTTACCCGCAACGGAGGTGTTTGCCATGACTTCATAGTATTTCGTCTTTACGTGGTTCTCAATGAGCTTATCACGCTCTACCACGAGCCCCAGCGTCGGGGACTGCACACGGCCAACCGTCAGCGAAGCATTATTGACCAAAGAATAATAGCGGCTCATATTGACGCCAACCATCAGGTCCGCAACGCTGCGGGCATAGGCAGACCACCCCATGTTCTCAAAGGAACGGTTATCTTTGAGGTTATTGAGCGCACGCTGCAACGCAGGGATAGAAGTGTCGCCTGTCGCCAGACGGTAGACAGGCCCACGATAGTGATGCCAGCGAAGCAGTTCATCAATAAGGAGCTGTCCCTCTTCGTCAGGGTCGCCGGCGTGTATAACACAGCTACACTGTTTTAGCAGCTCGCCAATGCGGGTAACGCGCTCATTGGGGTTCACTCCCCTTCCATTGTATTCTTTGATTTTGGTCTGCCAGTTAGGAAAGTAAATGGGCAGTGCAGACAAATCCCATTTCCCCAGAGTGGTATCGTAATCTTCAGGTTCTTTCAAAGACAAAAGGTGGCCCTGAGAACACACAATGACGTAATCACCTTTTACGGTCGCTCCACGGTCAGAACGTGCCGTGCCGGGGATAGCTTGAGCAATCAAATCTCCAAGCTGTTTTTTCTCAGCAAGTATTAGTTTAATGTGGAAACACGACCTTTCCTTGGAAATGATGAAATCTGTCGTTTTTTATTCCCGTTTATAACTCTATACTATCATGTGTATAAAATTTTGTCAAGTTCGCAAAGAGGTGATGTCTATATCTTGTATGTGGAAGGTGAACATGATAGAAGGACAAATTGGAAGTATTTGGAAACATTAGAATTGTAACCTTTCTGCGTAAAACTTTGTGAAAATCGGACAAAATTAACTGTTTTCAGCAGTATATTCTGCTATAGATTGCTTTCGCAATAAGACACATTGCACAAAATAATTTCACAATTATCCGTCAAAATGACGGTAAATTTTGCACAAAAGAGCATGAAAACCGCAAAATCAACGAACGCTTAATACAGGAGCCCCTTGACATTTTCCTACATCTGTGCTACACTCAAGCCGTAATCTAAACGATGCTGGTGGGGAAGTACCACTGCCCCGAAACTGGTCGAGTTTAGGTTCAATAAAGTGAAACACATAAGTGCTGGTAGAGACCTGTCAAAGTCCATCTGCCGCAAAAAGCACTCACTATCTCTTTTGCGGCTAAGGATTTAATCAAGGGGATATCAGCGCTATTTTTTGTGCTTCATTTCCGGTTTCTCTCTCCCTACGAAAGATTGAAACCGAGTTCGAATGCCAGTGGAATTGGCATCGTTTATATGGCAGAAAGGTATAAAACAAGCGCTCAGGTTTACAGGAAAAGAGGAGGTCGGTAACATATGGCGGCGCAGCACGGCAGCACTAACAAGCATGGAAGCAGCAACAAAAAAGGCCCCACCGAAGGGGGCAAAATCGACGACCTAATTGAAGATTTCCTCAAATATTTGAGGTGCGAAGACAACGAAGTAGTTCGCAAATCAGTAGAGAAAGCGGTGCAGGACCCTCTCTCCCTGATGGACATGATGATAAGCGTCATGGAATTTATGGGAGACGACCCCGACACAGCAAAACACCTTCTCGACATGGCAGAGCTCCGGCTCGCCACGTTGGTGAAAAATGCGGAAATATACGGTGTCATTGCCAAGCATGAGCTCACCCCTGAAGAAAAATGCCTTAATCACGCATTCACAGCCAGACAGGTTCTCTCGATGTGGCGCTACAGGAAGGAGCACCTCATCATCACGCCGATTGACCGCATTTACACCTGCATGGAGGACTTCATCACCGATGTGGCGAACGATAACGACTTCTCCCGTCAGAAGGCCAGTGCGGTCATTCAACAGAACGAGGCTGGTTACTATCAGTTCGTCGAGGGCATCGGACTTATCGTTTACGCCAAGGACGACTAATCGGCGACTTAACCTTACCGACAACTTAATATAGGAACGCACAAAGATTGCGGTTATGATTATTATAATACATGATATAATTTAAGGAGAGCAACCCGACTATGGATTGCTCTCCTTTTTTCTTATTCAGTTTTATCGTTCCCTCCGTCCGGCTTTTGTCGCAAACGCAAAACACGCCGGATGAATGGGCGGACGTATGTCTCGTCAGGTGCAAGGGAGTAGCCCAGCGCCTCCGCGTACTCCACCGCTTCGCGGGAGGGGGTTCTCCCCTCACCTACCTTACGGATAAAGCCCTGAATGGCTCTGGGAGCCTCCTCATAGGCTTCGTCGCCCTTGCGGGTGTATCCACCCTTCCCTGTCGCTTCCGCGCCGTCGTAGACGTTCCTGAGGCGTCCTCCGCGACCGTAGTAGCTTATGGAAACATCATCAAACTTCCGGATACCCTTATCATCGAGGGACAGGTACTTGATATGGTCGCTTAGGTGCGCCAGCAGCTCTGGACCTTTGCGCGTTACGGCACAGGCGTAGAGTGTCAGGATGAGCCTCTCGAAGTTTCCGTAAATGACTCTATCTTCCGAATCGAGGAAAATCGAAAAGAAGAACCCAGTCTTGGTATCATAGTACCCACTCAAGTCTCCCTCGCAGGTGTCCAGACGGTAAAGCATATAGATGGAATCACCGTATAGAGTTTCCTTGAGCAAGACCTTTCGGATGATGTCTTTATCGCTTGTGAACTCGAATACAGCACCGTTTGCAGGGAGCGTCGAGCTTCGTTTCGTTCGCAGCAGTTCATGCATCTCATCAGGCAGCATCGGAGGCAGCGCAACAATAGAAAAGAACTTATTTGCGATGGCAGAAAAGCGGTTCTGCGGGAGTATGTCAAAGGTGTACTCATTGATGAGCGCCGCCATACTTGCAATCTGGTTGGAGAAGATTCTATCCACCTGCGTGTAGAGTTCTAAATCATCTGTGTTTTGGATATAGTCATATCCCCACTTACCGTAGATTTCCTTGATTTGAGCATTCAGTTCCAATGGGGAACGGATTTTCCCGTCGAGATGACGACGCTCCAGTTCAAAGGATGGTTTGTCCAAGAAGGGGTAGGTATCTTCCATAACCAGTAGTTCACCGGTTGTTTTCATACCGCAGACGACCTTGGTCAAATCGAACTTGTCAGGGCGCAGGTATTCCGTCTGTTGCAGGAGGATACTGAAGTAACAGTACACCACATCAATATTGATGTTCGATTGATTCTCTTCCTTTGCGGTAAAGAGGAGCCGAGATGCGGCCATGAGGAAATCAAAGAACAAGGCGTACTCGGATTCCTTCTTGATTTTGTGAGCCGTAGCATTGAAGAAGCTGTGCAGTCCCTTGATAAATTTGTCGGGATTGGCGCCGGCCAGCTCTACCTGAGACTCGTATAGCCGAGAAAACGCCTTGCCCTCGATGTCACTGCAGAAGAAATACAACGACGATGACAACTCCGAGAACGGAATATTTTGCAATGTACTCACAGTGACGACCGCAGTATTCATAGTCCTCCGCTGCAATAGGTTTGCCGGTCCATAACCGTCACCGTATTTCCGGTCGAACCAGTTGCGCCACTTTTTTACGAGGGTGTAATCTGCATCCATTGCCATTTCCGTCTACACTCCTTTTGCTTTACGTCGTTCTTTTTATTTTACCCCATTAAAAGGAAAATTTCCACACGTTTCTTTTTCATATAACCGTTTTCTTATTTTGTCAGTTATTCCAGTGGAAATCAAAACGCTATTCATTCTTTGCATTTCTTTGTATAATTCAGGTTTTGCGGCATTACAGTGACCAATAGGAAAGAGCACAATATTACCCGTACAACAATTACCCTTAATATTCTTGAGCGCCGTTGTTGTACGTATATCATCCCATGCAGAAATTATGAACAAACGATATGCACTTATAAAGCGAGCCACAATTAAGGAATCTTTCGTTCCTACTTGCAGATTAAGCAAAGGCATTGCCATCAGTTCATATTGTTCCAATAAGTCAACTTTGTGTTTTAGCGCAGTATTCATAAGCCAAGGGTCATCTTCAAAGTCTAAGAAACAATAATTATTAAAAATATTTACTAATGTCTGATATTCAAGGAGCCCTTCTGTATATGACCCAATAGCATCTACAAACTCCTCAATACAAAAAGATGCATCCTGAACACATTGTAACAATCCTACTAAATCTCTTTTATATTGAATTGCCGTGCTTTCACGTATCTGCTTACGTGTTTCTATTAAGGAGAAATAAGCAATAACAAGCGAAATCATCGCAACAATGGGTGTAGCCAAAT